AAACTCATTCTTGGAAGAGTTAATTGGACTTCTTTCGTTAGTTCTGGATCTTGCGTGATGCGCTGATAGAACTTTTCTTTTTGCCCATACTGCAACGGAACAGTAATTCTTTCAATTTCAATTGTTCCTGCTTTATTATATCGAACAAGGCGAATGTCATTGAACAGTGTGCCAAACGCCACCACCATTTTACGAATAATTCTATGATAAAAATGCGAACTAGAAAACATTATGGCTCACCGAATGGGTTGGCTTCGCTGAAGTCTAGAATATTATCTGCTTCAGTCTCAATACGGAAATTATCTTGCATACTTTCATCATTTGCATTTTTCAACATATCAGAAGCTGTTGCAAGAGTATATTGTGCGTTGCTAGAGTTTCCAATAATTAGTGTATTAGCAGCAAATGATCCGCGAATATTTCTAAGTTTAAGTTTTAAGGATGGTTTATCCCAATCTATCACAACACCTCGAGCTGTTGATGTTGCTAGAGAGGATCCCTGATATACCCACTCTGTTTCTGTATAAGTTCCAGTGCCGCCAGAAGATACAACATAATCTGTAGCCACTGCTTGTTTATCTGCAATGCGATCAATCTCTGACATGCCTGTGTTTAAATATTCGCCATTATACTTGAATGCTTCTACTGTTAATCCATACATATATGGATTTTTTGCATCTTTACCTAACTGAAAAAAGTTCTTTTCTTCTTCAACAAATTTAATTTCCATCAATTTATATTGAATTGGAAGATAAATTAGATCACCTTCTTTTGGGACATTGCTCGTCACTTTTGATGCTGATGTAACATAACGCTCAAAAGTTCTTCTTGCCATGCATAGTTTTGCAGTTTCTTGAATCTCAAGACCAAACTTTCCGAAAAATTCTTTGTTACCTTCGTAATCTTGAAATGATTCTAGATACATTTCAATTTTAAAGGCTTGTGAGAATGTTTTGACAGGATCATCACCAAAAAGTTCGTCGATCGATGATTGAGAATCGCGAGGGATATAATACACATCGATTCCGTGATTCTTGATCGACTCAATAATTAGATCTTCCAAAAGGTGCTGTTCAACAGTCGCCCTTTGATTGTTGAAATAAACTGATGTTGCCATTTTAGCCCACTAACATTTGAGGCGGTTCTTCGTATACATCTCGAAGATCGATCTCTAGTTTTTCGATTGCAACAGATGCTTCATCATAAATGGTTTGACCATTGATTACGAGTCCACCAGGAAGAACATAGTTGCCGTATTTCTTGAGGTTTGTTCCCCATTGTTGTTTAAACAACTCAGTTGTATATTTTTTTAACCAGGTATCATCAAAAACTTTGCTATAAACTTCTGGATCTACGATACGGTTTGCCTGGAAACACATATAGTTTCCAGCGATAAACTTACCACTCCAGCCAGTTTGAACATGCACTCTATTTGTCTTTTTATTATAGGTATAAGGAGACTCGCCTGTCACAATCATATCCAGCATCGCCAAATGCTCACGAGCAATCACATAGTAAGTATATGAAGAAGCTGTTAGATTATAGAAATCGTTGAGACGAAGCTGATAGTTAATATCAAACATATTAAATCCAGCCGAGGATGTAGATGCGACTGCGGCTCCTGTATATGGAAATACTCTCGAAACTCCAACGATTGAATCGGCGAGCTGCACATACTTGTTTAAAATATCTGCATTCGTAAGTTTGTGAGCGAGATATGTAATCTCAGTGCCATCGTAGTGGAAATCGCGATACTTCTGTAGCGCATCATCCACGCGATCTTCTAATTGATCGTCGTCGACATTGATGTCAATTACTGGAAACCCAAGTTTGCGAAGGCAATAGTCCTTGAGTTCTTGTCGAGTGCTTGGTTTTGCCATTGAGATAGAACCTCTCTAATTATTGTATATTTAGTTCTCTATCAACTTCCCGTCTCGAGAGGAATAAACCAAGTTTGGATCCATATGAGCAAACTTTTCCCAGTTTGGCTCACCTTGTAATATCCTCTTTCCAGTCGATTCTTCGCCAATATGCTCAATCAAATTCTCTCCATTCGCACCCTTGAGTTGAGCAGAATACATCTGATGAAAATGATCGAGATAGACCATGATCATTCCCTCATTGATATTAAACCCCCAGTACTCACGAAATGGATATTCTACAATAGATTTTTTATATAAACTAAAGATAATTGGGAATGTTTTTGTATTTTTAGAGTACCAGTAATTGCCAAACGGTAAATCGCCCTCTTCAATTTTGCTCTCTTGCTCGTGAAAATACCATGGTTGTCGCTGTAAAACGACTGATGCTATTTTAGGACTTGACTCCAGACATTCTATCATATCATCAATTCGAATTCTTCTCTTCAGAATCACATCATCTTCTTGATGTAGTATGTAATCGTAGTCTTGAGTTTTAAGCCACTCAAAAAAGTCACTCCAAGTGACTGACAATCCTTTATTTTCGGTGTTCATCCATAATAATGTTTTATGAGTTTTTGCAAGTAACTGAAAGATTGAATCGTTTCGAGTTCTTGGGTAATCGTCTACAATCAAACGAGTCACCTCGTGACTTCCATAATCTAAATTCTCGAGAGAATCTAGAGTCTTCGTTAGGTATTGCAAACGATTGCAGGAAAAAATGACATGTAGAATTTTCATTAGTATTCTGTGTTGAAAAAGAAGGTTTGAAATAATCTTCCGTTTTCGAGATTGTTTCCGAAATAGTCCAATGAGGCGTGATAAAGGTTTCCGCGATACATCACGATTCGATTATATTTGTTCGCCACATAATCTACCATATCCCACTTTGTATAGTCATAGCCATCAAAATGGGGAGCGGTGTTATCTACTCTAAAATAGTCACCTGTTTCTTTATAACGATACAAAGCAGTTCCAGCAGAAAGAGGCGCATTCGGTGTTAGATAACATACAGCAGCCCAAGAGTTATAACTATCAGCATGAATCCAGGTGCGATCTTTCGCGGTGCAAATTTGAAATGCTCCAGTATATCCAGAATACTCCATCCAATCAGTAACCTTTCCTCCAACATTAAAGATGATTCGTTGAATTGCATCTTTTAGATCGTCTGGAAGATATGGCTTTGTTCTTAATCCAGGATAATTTCCTGAAACCTCAAATGGCTGAGAGAGAGCATATTCTCGAACAGAATCTGGATTTTGATAGAAATCGTCAGTGACAATTAAATTAGTTTTCATAACTCACCTAGTAATACATAAATCGACCAGAAGTTCCATCCCATCCGCAAACTATCCAGTCAGTTTCAATAACATCTTTTTCATACGGTCGGGTAAAGTAGTATGACAAAGTCTCAATATCGTAATGCTTCATTGGTGCTTGATTTAATAGATGTATAGTTGCTTCGTTTATATCAATCATTTTATCTAATTGCGTGCCGCCAAATGCATATAACACGGTGCAATATTGGTGTATGCGATTGTTATTTTGTTCTTTTCGACGGTCAATAAAAGAATAATTCCAAGAATCATTCCACTCAAAATTGAGTGGTCGTTTGAAAAACAATTTGTTTAAGTTCTCAACATTAAATAGTTTATCGTTTAAATGAAAGTAAAAATACCGTCCACAAGTTTTAATGACATAGTCATATTCTTTTATTTCTTTTTTAAATTTCTTATAGAAGGTATTTAATAATAGAGATTCACACAAACTTTTATTCGGATGCGTGTTAACAATCTCAAATGCATCATGATCTAATTCTTTTAATGGTATGAACTCAGTATTCTTAAAGAAACGAAATGTATCTTGATACTCTTTATAGATGTCTGATGAATCAACAACAACAATTTTAGCATTTGGGAATGCAGCTTGAATTGAATTGACTGTAAAGATTGTTTGTCGAAATCTTTCTTCGCTTGAAAATATTGTGCGAACAGGGCTATATGTCAATGGCGCATTGCGCGTTTGAATCGATGACCCGACAATAAAAAGATTATTCATAGAATTTATTTTTTATAACTTTTTCTAGATATCGACGATGTTGATCGTGGATTTCTTCGTCAGAGAAATTCAATCCCCATTCTCTACAATCAAATGAAGCAATTTTATCAATATTCTCGATTGCAGTTAACAAGGATTTAAAGTCGCGAACGCGATATCCTGTTTGTCCTTCAAGAACAATCTCTGGGAATGCACCCCAATCAGTTGTAATTACAGGCGTACCTGAAAGGTTGGCTTCAATAATCATATTACCAAATGGCTCGACATAGTGCGTCAAACCAATCAATGCTTTTGCGTTTTTTAATAGATGTTTTCTTTGCTCTGTATCAGCAACACCAAAGACCTCAACATGATCTGGTACTCTATCATACCCCAATGCTTTAAGTGATCCAGGACCAGCAATGACGAGTTTTTTGCCCATCTTTTCTGTTGCTTGAATTGCAAGATGAATACCTTTCTCTTCGCATACTCGACCCAAAAATAAAAAGTAATCTTCTTTCTTTTCATTATATTCAAATTCACTAATTGTAAATGGATTACCAATTACATCATCGAACCAAGAAGGGTTCATGAGCATCCCTCTTTCACCATAAAACATATGCATATTTGCATATGAAGTGAATACTCGATATGGTGCAAAGATGCCATTGGCTCTATATCCAATAGAAGGCTCAACTGGTTTGCAGTTTGGATTCATCTCACAAGCGAGCTGATTGTCAACACCAAAGAAACAAACAATTATATCTCCATCGCTTGCTCTCTTGCGAATTTCTTCGCCAGCAATCTCATTAAATCTTTTTATTTCTTTTGGTGATGTTGGAATATCGATATGCTCGCAATCGACTTGCGCGCCTGGAACTCCATAATGAATCATATGGAAATGCGGTAATAGATGCTTGATGTATTTGTATGCGTGCACCGCGAATGGGTCAACACGATTCATCAGCCCTGTGGGGTTTCTTGGATTTACCAATACATGGATTTTCATAACAAACTCACAAAAGATAATCTAATCTATTTATCGTACATCCTTCATAGTCAAAGTTCCCCAATATGTTGAACCACCATCATAAGTGATGAAGGTCCACAAATCACGAGCATTTGCTGCAGTCGTTGCTGGAGGAATTGATCCACCCGCCCAGTAAATTGTATTCGCAAATGTTGGTGATCTCCCACCAGTAGCATCTTGCATAATCAACAATGAGAACTGTTGCGCAGTACCAGAAGATGGAGCATTGATGAAGGTGAATTGAGCACTGGCTGTCATTACAAGACGGAAGAAGTTTGACACTGATAGGTCACAAGTATTTGCGGCATTCACATTTGTATTGGCTTGGAGGAAATCCTTGTATGCCTTCAATGTAATTGCTGTTGCACCACTGGCAATATTATTTGCCGCAGTATATGCGTTATTGGCTTGAGTGTACGCACTGTTGGCTTGTCCATAAGCAGTATTGGCTTGGTCGCGAGCAGTATTTGCTTGAGCATACGCATTAAGTGCATTTGTTCCAGCAGTATTAGCTGCACCATAAGCATCATTGGCTGTGTTACGAGCAGTGTTTGCCTGACCATAAGCAGCATTCGCTTGTCCGTATGCATTTAGTGCATTTGTTCCAGCTGTATTCGCAGCGCCATATGCATCGTTGGCAGTATTACGAGCGGTATTGGCTTGCCCATATGCATCATTCGCAGTATTGCGTGCAGTATTTGCCTGACCATATGCAGCATTCGCTTGCGCATAGGCATCAGCAACCGCAGCACCTGTCGTACTAAATGAGAGATTTGTAAAAATTCCAGAAGTATCAACTGTTACTTCAATACTTGATGTATTCTTAAACCAAATTGATCTATTAGGTACTCCAACAACATTTGAGTCAGCATAAACTGCAACCGTATTTGCTGCCGTATTCGCTTGAGCATAAACGATATTAGCATGAGCATAAGCTGAGTTGGCTTGGGCATAGGCTCCATTGGCTTGCGAATATGCGCCATTTGCGGTGTCACGAGCAGTATTTGCTTGACCATATGCATCGTTAGCAGTATTTCGAGCGGTATTCGCTTGACCATAGGCATCATTTGCAGTTGTTCGAGCAGTGTTCGCTTGCCCATAAGCATCGTTGGCTGTAGTGCGCGCAGTATTTGCCTGACCATAAGCATCATTTGCTGTATCTCGAGCAGTATTTGCTTGACTTCGAGCAGCATTGGCTTGATCATGAGACAATGTCAAATTGGCTTGAGTTGCTGCAGCATTTCCTAGAACAAGCACGCTATTCGCATTAATTGTGTTGACGCGAAGATTGCCGAGACGATAATTATAGTTGGCAATATCGATAACATTATTAGTTGGTTCAATCTCGTAATTGTCAAAAATTTGAAACTCATTGAGAGTGTGTATACGAACCATACCAGCATGCGTTGCTGTTGGTCCGCGATCAAAGTGCCCAACAAATCCAATATCAGTGGCGTCTCCAGTCGCATTTGCACTCAATAAAATGATTGCGTCATTGACTGAGAGATTACTTACATTGATTGTTGTGGCATTACCTTGAACGACAAGGTTTCCACTAATTGTGACATTACCAGTGATTGTTTGATCGCCAGAAGATCCGACTTTACTATTTGCAGCTGCATACGCATCATTTGCTGTAGCACGAGCAGTATTTGCTTGACCATAGGCATCATTGGCTTGACCATACACAGTGTTTGCTTGTCCATATGCTCCATTGGCTTGAGCATATGCACCGTTTGCTGTATCACGAGCAGTATTGGCTTGTGTATATGCTCCGTTCGCTGTATCATATGGCGTACCATTGACATCAAATGTTACATTAGCATTTCCAGAGGTGTTGGCGACAGTAACAAGAATTGATGCTGTATTAACAAAGTTGATGACTTGAGTCGTTACATTTGCTGCACCGCTATTTGCAAATACAGTTACCTTCGCATTATTTGCTGCTCCATAGGCAGCATTCGCCTGTCCATATGCATCATTCGCTTGACCGTAGCCAGCATTTGCCTGTGCGTATGCTGCATTGGCTTGAACATAAGCATTATTGGCTGTATCATAAGCACTGTTTGCTTGACTGTAAGAATTATTGGCTTGGTTACGAGCAGAGTTTGCTTGCGCATATGCATCGTTGGAGGTACTACCGCCAGTTTGCGCGAGTACAACTAAATCAACACCGTTTGCTAGAATAAACGATGAGGAGTTTACAGTTGACGCATTTACAGTTGAGGTTAGTACACTGGTATCGACAGTGACATTACCGTAAATTCGCGAGCCGCCTTTTAATTTTGCCATTTTTGTTCTCTAAACTGATGATACGCCAAAGGTATTTATTTTGTCTCTAAAACCCAAATCGTGATTTGGTTTGATCGTAATTATGCTTAACTTCATCAGCAGATAGTGTAACATTATATGCTAATGCTTGAGCGATTCTTCCATTAAGTAGATTTCCATTTGCACTAAAACAGGCTACATTTGTCGATCCATTTCCAGACAATGCTGTAGTCCAAGAATATGTGCTGTCTTGTACACCATTCACATATAAGGTAAAGCCGACTGCAACATCAAAAGTCACAGCAACATTATACCAAGTATTCAAATTAAATGTTGCAGTAGAACCATTTGCCATAAAGTTAGTGAATTCTACATGCCCAGAATAAACTCTGTTTGTTGATGTTCCCATATACAGGAAGTGTCCACTATCACTACTTAATAAATTGTTATCAGCATATCCATTCAAATAAAACCAAACCTGCTTCGAATAATTGTTTGCGCCAAGAACTCTTCCAGTGCTCGTACCGTATTGATTTGAGCCATTAAATGTAAAGTATCTTGGTGCACTGTTTGTAAATGTTGGGCTGTTATAGAGAGTAACATTATTGGCTGCTCCTGGTGCAATATCGTACCAAGTTGAGCCAGAGTTTGGATAACTGTCATTCTCTTCTGAGTCTAATTGAAGTGTTAATCCTCTTTGAACCACACTAATTTCATCAAAGTAGTTTGCAACTTGCAGCAGCCCATTACTATGAACTCGTTTTGCAAGACCATCCGTCACTGGGCTGATCGTCACTTCATCAAACTCACCTGCACCATAAAAAGCAGCGTTTGAAGAAATACTTGATCCTGCTTGATCATCAAGGATACCACTTACTCGTAGTATTCCAGTATTATCTAATGTTTCAAACGCTAGTGCCATATTATAAGAATACCGTATCTAATGTTCCAGTTCCTGTATTATAGTATACAACAACCTTTACAGTTCCAGTCGTATTTGCATATGCAACATTATTTGCAGCAACAATCGTATTTGATGTGAGAGTGCTTGTTGTTTTTGCAAATGTTAAGTTCGAGCTCGCACCAACACTGCCACCATCATTAAAGATGACTTGTGTGTCAGACCCTGCCACTGGACCAGTTGGTCCTTGTGGACCAGCAACACCCTGTGGACCTTGCGGACCTTGTGGTCCAGCAACACCCTGTGGACCTTGCGGACCTTGAGGACCAACATCACCAGTTGAACCAATCGGACCTTGAGGACCTTGAGGACCAGTATCACCTTGCGGACCTTGTGGTCCAGCGACACCTTGTGGACCCTGTGGTCCTTGCGGTCCAGTTACACCTTGTGGTCCTTGTGGTCCTTGTGGACCAGTATCGCCAATAACGCCCTGTGGACCTTGAGGACCTTGAGGACCAGTATCACCTTGTGGACCTTGTGGACCTTGTGGACCAGTATCACCAGTCAATCCTTGCGGACCTTGAGGACCTTCTGGTCCTTGTGGACCTTGCGGACCAAGCCCACCTTGTGGACCCTGCGGTCCTTGAGGACCAGTAACTGAATCTCCCTGCGGTCCTTGTGGACCTTGTGGACCAGCCACATTTGATGCATCACCCTGTGGACCAGATGGTCCTTGTGGACCTTGTGGACCAAAATTACCTTGAACACCTTGTGGACCTTGAGGACCAACAATACCTTGAGGACCTTGAGGACCTTCTGGTCCTTGTGGACCTTGTGGACCAGTTACACCTTGTGGTCCTTGCGGACCTTCTGGTCCTTGTGGACCCTGTGGACCTGTATCACCAGTTTCACCAGTAATACCTTGAACACCTTGCGGACCTTGTGGTCCCTGCGGACCTTGTGGACCCTCAACACCTTGCGGTCCTTGTGGTCCAGCAACACCCTGTGGACCTTGTGGACCAAATACACCCTGTGGACCTTGAGGACCAGGAACTGTAGAAGCGTCGCCTTGTGGACCCTGTGGTCCTTGTGGACCTTGAGGTCCTTGTGGTCCAGCAACACCTTGTGGTCCTGTTGGTCCTTGTGGACCTTGTGGACCTTCAACACCTTGTGGACCTTGTGGTCCTTGAGGACCATGATCACCTTGCGGACCTTGTGGACCAGCGACACCCTGTGGACCTTGCGGACCAGCGACACCCTGTGGTCCTTGTGGACCTTGTGGACCTTCAACACCTTGTGGACCTTGTGGTCCTTGAGGACCATGATCACCTTGCGGACCTTGTGGACCAGCGACACCCTGTGGACCTTGCGGACCAGCGACACCCTGTGGACCTTGTGGACCTTGTGGACCTTGTGGACCTTGTGGTCCTGGGACATTTGAAACACCAGATGGTCCTTGTGGTCCTTGTGGTCCCTGCGGACCTTCAATACCTTGCGGACCTTGTGGACCCTGTGGTCCTTGTGGTCCTTGCGGACCCTGTGGTCCTTGTGGTCCTTGTGGACCGAGATCACTGATATTAATTGTACCAGCCATTGCCGCATGATTTTGGCAGACATAGTACAATGTGCTTGGTGCATTATACGGAACTTCGAAGAATATTTGACCGACATCGTCACCATTATTTGAGACGCCAGTATTATAAACATCACCAGAACTATATGCACCAGAAACAGTTTGAATCCAGAATGGATGACCAGATGCATTTACATCAAAAATATAAGTGAAACCGCGCAACAATGAAAGTGTTGGGTCGTTTGCACCATCAATCACAAAATGATTTGTGCCACTATTCGTTACATCATAGGTTCTTGCACCAGCAACACCTTGTGGTCCTTGTGGTCCTTGTGGACCCTGCGGTCCTTGTGGACCTTGTGGACCAATTCCACCTTGTGGACCTTGCGGACCAGTTGAACCTTGCGGACCCTGTGGTCCTTGTGGTCCTTGTGGACCAACAATTGGACCAGCATCAATCCAACTTGAACTGCCTGAATTCCAAACATATAAGTGACCATCAGCAGTTACAATATATGCATCGCCGTCTGATGCGCCACCAGGAAGATTTCCTACAGTGCTGACTGTGCCAAGAACTGTAATACCAGAACCTTGTGCACCAGATGGTCCCTGCGGTCCTTGTGGACCCTGTGGACCAACTCCACCTTGTGGACCTTGTGGACCAGTATCACCTGTTGAACCTTGAGGACCTTGTGGACCTTGAGGACCAGTTGGACCATGCGCGCCAGTTGGACCTTGAGGACCAGTATTACCTGTTCCTCCTTGAGGTCCTTGAGGTCCTTGAGGACCAGCACCCTGTGGTCCTTGTGGTCCTTGTGGACCATAATCGCCAGTTAAACCTTGAATACCTTGTGCGCCTTGCGGTCCTTGAGGACCAGTATCACCAGCGACACCTTGTGGACCTTGAGGACCAAATACACCTTGTGGTCCCTGCGGTCCTTGTGGACCCTGTGGACCCTGTGGACCATGATCACCAGTTAGACCTTGAGGTCCTTGAGGTCCTTGTGGACCAAACACACCTTGTGGTCCCTGTGGTCCTTGTGGACCAATATCACCTTGAGGACCTTGAGGTCCACCAGCACCTTGTGGACCTTGAGGACCAGTATTGCCTGTCGCGCCCTGCGGACCTTGTGGACCCTGTGGTCCTTGAGGACCCATTGGTCCTTGTGGTCCAACAATTGGACCAACATCTGTCCATCCAGAAGTTCCAGTATCATAAACATATAAGTGTCCATTTGAGAGAACAATATATGCATCACCGTCAGCTGCGCTGCCTGGCAAATTACCAACATTTGCAACAGTTCCTTGAATAGTGATACCAGAACCTGCAGCACCTTGTGGACCCTGCGGTCCTTGTGGACCTTGAGGACCAGCATCACCAGCGACACCCTGTGGACCCTGTGGACCAAAATCGCCTTGTGAACCTTGTGGTCCTTGTGGACCTGTTGGACCCTGTGGACCAACATTTCCTAATGGACCAATGTCGCCTTGTGGACCCTGTGGACCCTGTGGACCCTGTGGTCCCTGTGGTCCCTGTGCACCAACAGCACCTTGTGGTCCCTGTGGACCAAATACACCTTGCGGACCTTGAGGACCTGTATTACCTTGTGAGCCTTGTGGACCCTGTGGACCAAATACGCCTTGCGGTCCTTGAGGACCTTGCGGACCCTGTGGACCCTGTGGACCCTGTGGACCACCAGAAGGACCTGTTGGTCCAACAGCACCCTGAGGACCTGATGGACCCTGTGGACCAGTTAAACCTTGTGCGCCACGACCTGTTGCAACTCTAACTGTAGTCATTTCGTTACCTGCGGTAGAACTGTTATAATGCCTTCAACGAGGCGCGTTGTAACATTTGAATTGTCTATTTGCTTTACATCAAACAAGTAACGACCAGCCTTAATGTTGGAAGTAGTGGCTGCATTCAAACTCAATATAACATTTCCAGTTGATGTGTTTGCGACTGTCACAGTTAAATTCGCTGTGACAGAGGAAGAATAGAATGATTTGCGCATTGAGGATGTAAATGAGTAATTAGCAATGTTCAGAACACTGCCATCATCCTTAATCAAGTCTAGATCAACGGTAAAATCTGCACCCTGGTCCAGATCCAATTCTATAAACTGCGCCATTTATGAAATCCTATTATTATTGCTCTATTTATAAAATAGGGTATTCGCAGAGCAGAATGGTGTTTTTTTAGTTTACTTCAATAACCACAACCGTAACAGGTGTAGAATTAGCAGTAATCGTCTTTGTCACAGTGTTTCCTGGAGGATATACATTGACAAATGTTTTTGCGGCTAAGATATTATTACTGTCTGGCTTCGTCTTTTTTTCTCCGTCAACAAGAAAATCTTCTCCATAAACAAATAAAAATGTTTTCTTATCGCTCGTATGAGAGATCGACTCATTAACAACATTGGCAGCTTTAAATGTGCACTCAGAGGTTGTCACATTTTCAGTAGTAATCCACGCAAATACTCCATTAGTAGCATTAACCCTTACTGATTTGCTATAATCCCATGGTTCGATATATGAAGACCAGGTATTTGTATAAAGATTATTCGCAAGATAAACATCATTATCTTCATTTATACAACTAGTTGTTCCTGCGACAGCCAGCAAGTAATTCATTGTATTGGAGGGATAATATTGAAAGGTTGCATCTTTATCGAATGCTATTGTGCACCCTTCTGGAACTGAACAACTCCCAGGTCCACCATATAACTTAAATGCCGCTCTTTTTATTCCACTCATCTTTACTCTCTATTCGGTACTTCCCAATCGACCTCTACACTCGGATCTGCCTTCAGATGCCTAGAGAGTGCTCGTTCCTCTAATTTTCTATTTATATAATCGACACCCGAATACTTGCGGAAAGCCTCGAGTTGCTCCTCATCGAGAGAATAGAGATAATTGCTGAGTTCCTTTTCAGACCTTTCTTGATTCATTCGAAGTCGATGTGCATTTGCCACTGGGTTGACAGTTTGTTTCGTCTCGTAGTTTGAAGAACGAAGATAATGATAGACCTTTGCTCTTCTCATATGATAGATCTTGTATCCCTTTACGAAAGAGGTTATGACGAACATCTGTTCTTCGCCTTCGAAGAAGATATTTGTATTGTATCCAACCTCACGGACCCATTTGGCTGGCGCAAAGAAGTTTCCAGCGCAAATGTGGCGAGAAGGGCTCACAACATCGCGCGCAGGAACCCATGGACCATGAGCATGAAGTCTCATATTCTTATCGAATTGATAATATCCAAGATTGACAGAAATGTCGTCAGTCAATGTATGCTTGGTAATTCTATCACCATCAAGATCAAAGTTCTTTGTGCCACAGGTGAGAAGAACTTTATCATGCCCAGCAACTTTACAGGCTTGCATATAATCTAGAATTAGATAATTGTCCCAACCTTTATCAAAGAGCATATGAGAATCGATTTGATACTGAAACTCTTCTTCATAGATTTGCATCGCATTGATACCACGAGCCCAAACCACGCCGTCAGAATATTCTGGATCAATTCGCTTATAACGAACTCGTTTGTGAGTTGCTAGATGCGGATACTTTGTCTTTAAACTATCTTCTAATGCAGTTTGTTCAAAAACGCCATAAACAATCTGATTGCGACCAGATTCATTTTCCATAGCACTTTCAAGAGTTGGTGCGAGTAGTTTGTCTCTATATGAGCAAACATTTACGAATATCTTTTTCATTCAAAATCCTTAACAAGTTTAAATTTCTTTCGAATCATATAATATCTTCTATAAAAATTAGATTCATGAAACCATCTTGGAATCTTACCTAAATCACTTTCTCTTTGTGTTGATGGTCCATATGAGGCAACTATATCTTTGGATGTGATAAATGGTATTACATGAAGTAATGGATCACCTGCTTTAATTTCTACTTCACAAGGTCTTTTTGCTGAAAAGATAAAATTGATTACAGTAAACTTATTATAATCAACAACTCCAGGATAGACATAAAGATCATCGAGAAAATTGCTATGAAAAAATGCTGGTAGAATTAAACATGAGACTTTTTTAGTCGAATGAATTCTCCATGCTCCTGGTGCATTCCAGACAGAACCATCAACACCATTTTCAAGTTGAAATGTACCATCAGTGATGTCTTTTGCCATTTGTTGTGCTTGTCTAACTAATGTTTGCCTTTTTGCAGCCTCTTCACCTTTGCTTCCTGCGATAATTACTGTTCCTGCTTTGTTTGCTTTGATATGAAAATTCGTCCATGCTGGTATGATATATCCCAGACGAGCATAATCATGCATTCCAGGGCATCCTGGAAATCTATAGTCTCCATATTTTTTTTCTTGGTGTTCTTTAAGAGGTTTTAAATCTTTTGCAAGAACTGGTGGATAGTGAGGATAAACTGCGCCTTCGACATTATCGGCAAATTTAAAATCAATGTCATCTTTTCGAAACCAATTAAACATAATTAATCCCTCTTCCTCAACTCATATGTATAGTGGTGCGTTCTCATATCTTGAGTGCGCTGAATTTTATCAATTGTTCGCATTTCCTTATCAGTCATTTTTCTTACTTTTGGTTTTTTCGGAAATGAATCTCTCTTGATTGGAATTGCAGTGATCAGTGGTGTACCTGCAGGAAGATGTATATCTGCGTCATAGATCTTTAGCACTGCTGGAAAATTGACTTCTTTTGGATATGCATCTGTGTCTACAAAACCAGATAAACAAGTAAAGGGTTGGTCGAAATGATTGAGTGGTGGAACAAAAAGCGTTGACCAACCTGGAGCTGTTTTGATTACCCATCGATTAATAAATTTGAGTGCATTACCATGCTTGATGCCTAATTTGTTTTTTCCACCCAATTGTCCTGCATCATGGAATTCGCAAACAGTGGCACCTGGAGGATTCTTGACTTCAACTTGACTATTATCATGATTGCTGCGAATATGTAAATCAGCATATAAGGGAATCATATAACCGAGCGACATTGCGTCAAGCATAGGCAAACATTTCTTTGCTGACATTGCTTTATTGCCAAATCCATCTCTAAAATCATCATCACCATGAGTTGGTGCAAGATCTTTGAACCACTCTGGAAGATTTTTAACCGCTGCTTTTGGTTCTGGGATTATGCCTTCTAAATTTGGATGGCAGTAGAATTCTATAATCTCATTACCAAATATTCGTTTCAAATTTAACATGACCTTTCGCCCATCACCCAACATACAAGAGATTTACGAGTTCCTTTTGTCACAGGTGTAACTCGATGAGGCATCCAAGAGGCAAAGAAAACTGCATCTCCTCTTTTTGGTTTAATTGTCATTGGCTCATCAACACGACCATGAAGAACGCATTGGAATTCCCCACCCTCATAATCGTCAGGATCAGTTAGAACTATGGTTGCACTGATTTTTCTTTCGTATTTGGAATAAAGATTACCAGCGTCAATATGCCAGTCATAGTGTTGTTTATTTTTTGCTTTATAGACGGTGTATTGGAAATTCTCGAAGCCATCTATCTCATACATGAAATAGTCATAATTGACCATTGATGTTAAATGAGCAAATTTTTGGAAAAGCCAGTCTGAGTTTGGTTCATGGTTAATCCACATAACATCACTGTCGCGGACTTTTTTGTTTACTTGACCTGCACCGCCACTACCAACTCCACCTCGTTGGAACTTTTGCAGATCTTCAAGATCAATGATCTTATCTACTTCTTCTTGCGTAAATGCATCATTAACGATACAAAATTGATTCAATTCGCGTACATATTTTTGTACAGGATATGGCATAAATCACCTCAAAACAATTGCAACTTCAAATTATAAACTATTTATGAAAAATTATCAAGTATATTTTACTCAAGCGTTACATTTACCTGACCACCTGGAGGAACAGTGACTGGATAGTTACTATTGTCAGGATAGTCAAAGTATGAGACAACAGTTGGGGAAACTGTCGGGGCAGTACCAGGATCTCCGCCAAATCCAGAAAGATCGACAGGACCGCCTGGGAGAGCAACACCAAGAACATTTGTTGCAGTTCCAGGGTTTCCTGGAGTGTATGCAGTAACTGGTCTTGCTGCTTCTGGTTGGTTGGCAATCGGATAAGCGACATTATAATTGGTATTATAATTGACAGTCCACGCAGTTGGTGGTCGAGCAGCTTCTGGCTGCGTCGCTATCGGATAGGCTACATTATAATTTGAATTATAATTAATCGTCCATGCAGTGGCTGGTCGTGCAGCTTCTGGACGATTGGCGATTGGATACGCAACATTATAATTCGTATTGTAATTGATCGTCCAGGCAGTCACTGGTCTATTGGCTTCTGGATAGATTGTATTGTAGTTCGTTGACCAAGTTGTTGCTGGACGAGCTTGTTCTGGTTGTGTGGCAATTGGGTACGCCACATTGTAATTAGATGTCCAAGCAGTTACTGGTCGAGTGGCTTCTGGTTGTGTTGCAATTGGATAGGCAACATTATAGTTTGTATTATAATTGATCGTCCAAGCATTAATTGGTCTTGCTTGTTCTGGATAAGCGACATTGTAGTTTGTATTATAATTAATCACCCAAGCATTCACTGGACGGTTTGCTTCTGGGTATACCGTGTTATAATTCGTCGACCAAGTTGTTGCGGGACGAGCTTGTTCTGGTCTATTTGCAATTGGATAGGCAACATTATAGTTTGTTGACCATGCAGTCACTGGTCGACCAGACTCTGGTTGGCTTGCAATTGGGTATGCGACATTGTAATTAGTGTTGTAAGTAATAGTATATGCAGTTACTGGTCGACCAGACTCTGGTTGATTTGCAATTGGATATGCGACATTATAGTTTGTATTATAATTAATTGTGTATGCATTGATCGGTTGATTCGCAATCGGATATGCGACATTATAGTTTGTATTATAATTAATTGTGTATGCATTGATTGGCTGGTTAGCAATCGGATATGCAACATTATAGTTTGTGTTGTAATTGATTGCATATGCAGTGGCTGGCTGAGTCCCAATTGGATACGCGACATTGTAGTTGGTATTATAGTTTGCATTATTTCCAACACCAGTGCAGACATATGCTACATAGAGCACATAATATTGCGATGGGAAAAAGTAATAAAAAGTGGCTTCATAATAAGAAGGCTCTGGACAAGTTGGAGATGATCCATATGCAGTTGGATCGTTTGCGCCGCTATAATAATTTGGACCACCATATACGCTACTATACTCAGTATAATTAACATAATAATTATATGAATTTGGTGCGTTATAATTTGCAATTGGTTGATTAGCAACTGGATAAGCAACATTATAGTTTGTTGACCAAGCAGTTACGGGTCTTGCTGCTTCTGGTCTGTTCGCAACTGGATATGCCACATTATAGTTTGTCGACCAAGCGGTCGCTGGTCGACCTTGCTCTGGACGATTTGCAATCGGATAAGCGACATTATAGTTCGTTGACCAAGCGGTCGCTGGTCGAGCCTGCTCTGGTCTATTTGCAATTGGATACGCGACATTATAATTTGTGTTATAGGTTATGCTATACGCTGTTGCTGGTCGACCAGATTCTGGCTGATTCGCGATTGGATATGCAACATTATAGTTGGTATTATAAGTGATTACCCAAGCATTCGCTGGTTGATTGGCAATTGGATATGCGACATTGTAGTTTGTGTTATAGTTAATCGTCCAAGCATTCACTGGTTGGTTCGCAATCGGATATGCGACATTATAATTAATTGACCAAGTAGTGGCTGGTCGCGCTGCTTCTGGCTGTGTTGCGATCGGATAAGCCACATTGTAGTTAATCGACCAAGTTGTTGCTGGACGAGCGGCTTCTGGGCGATTTGCAATTGGATAAGCGACATTGTAATTAGTGTTATAGTTAATCGTCCAAGCAGTTGCTGGTTGGTTCGCTAATGGATAGGCAACATTATAGTTTGTGTTGTAATTGATCGTCCAAGCGGTCGCTGGCTGATTGGCGATTGGATACGCCACATTGTAATTAATTGTCCAAGCAGTCGATGGACGAGTCGCTTCTGGTTGTGTGGCGATCGGATACGCAACATTATAGTTGGTATTATAGTTAATTGTCCAAGCGGTAGGTGGACGAGCAGCCTCTGGCTGATTTGCCAACGGATAGGCTACATTGTAATTCGTGTTGTAGTTAATTGTCCACGCAGTAGATGGACGATTGGCTTCTGGTTGACTCGCGATTGGATACGCGACATTATAATTGGTGTTGTAATTGATTGTCCAGGCAGAAGAAACTGGAGCATTACCTGAACCGCCACGACCTGTGACGGTTCCTTTATATCGACCATATGGAATTGTTAAAGAGGAAGGTGCATTAAAAGTTTGCGATCCACGCGAACCACCACCCAACCAACTTTTACCTAAATCCGTACTTCTTGGCATTATCTTTCCGAAATTTGCGTGGAGACACGACCCTCTTTTGAGAGCATGTACTTATTTATTCGTTTTTATTCTTAGGTCTTATTCAATCTGAATATCAATATATCCACCTGGAGGCACTGAGACTGGGTGTGTCTGATAGTCTGGGAAACTCCAATAGACAACTTCTGTTGCTGGGACATATGGAGCAACTGTCGAAACTGGTCCTCCAGGAAGATAAACACCAAGAACTGTTGTCGGAGTTCCTACTGTTCCAGGAGTGTATGCAGTTATTGGCTGATTTGCGATCGGCTGAGATGCAATTGGATATGCGATATTATAATTGGTGCTATAAGTTGTCGCTGGTCGAGCCTGTTCTGGTTGATTTGCTACTGGGTAAGCAACATTATAATTCGTGGTATAATTAATTGTCCAAGCATTTATTGGACGGTTTGCTTCTGGGTATGCGACATTATAGTTAGTGCTATAATTAGTCGTCCATGCATTTATTGGGCGATTGGCTTCTGGATATACAGTGTTATAGTTTGTATTCCAAGCATTCGCTGGCTGATTAGCAATTGGCTGATTGGCAATTGGGTAAACGCCAACATTGTAATTCGTTGACCATGCATTCGCTGGCTGATTGGCAATTGGCTGATTCGCTATTGGGTAAACACCAACATTGTAATTCGTTGACCATGCATTCGCTGGCTGATTGACAATTGGTCTTGCTTGTTCTGGATAAACACCAGCATTATAATTGATTGACCATGTGGTCGCTGGTTGAGTAGCAATTGGATAAATTAGATTATAATTGATCGTCCATGCATTTGGTGGTCGACCAGATTCTGGACCATTTACAACATTGTAAGTAATTACCCATGCAGTAGCTGGTCGATTGGCAATTGGATAAACACCAGGACCATAAGTCACACCATAATTAATTGTCCATGCAGTTGCTGGTCTTGCAGCGACTGGATAAACACCAGCATTGTAATTCGTTGACCACGCAGTTGCTGGTTGACCCGCGATTGGTCGATTGGCGATTGGATAAACACCAGCGTTGTAATTAATTGCCCAAGTTGTTGCTGGTCTTCCTGTTTCATTTCCAGGTACTGTGGAGCATGTGCTTTGTGAGTAGGTATAGTAATAAACAAGATAACCGCCTGGACTTATAAAAGATAAATTATCCTGTCCTGGAAAAGTAGTGCCATAGGATACATACCCAGGAAGTGGGGACATAGTTCCATCTTCAGACGGTGGACATGGACCAGTTCCATACACATTCCAAGATTGACTACTTGTCCCAAAATTTTGTTCATCAAATGAATATTGATTTATTTGACCAGTCCATGTTGTATTTGGTGCATTATATGTGATAGACCATGCAGTCACAGGTCGATTTGCTTCTGGATATGTGATAGAATTATAATTTGTGTTGTAATTAGTAGTCCATGCATTAATAGGCTGATTCGCAACTGGATAAACGATTGTGTTGTAATTTGTAGTCCAAGCTGTCACAGGACGGTTGCCAGCATTATATGCATTGACTGGATATGTTATTGTATTATAATTTGTTGTCCATGCGGTTCCTGGTCGTGCTTGTTCTGGATAGGTTACATTGTAAGTAATCGTCCATGCAGTGGCTGGTCTTGCAGCCTCTGGACCATTTGCAATATTATAATTCGTGCTCCATGCAGTTATAGGTCGATTTGCTTCTGGATATGTGATAGCATTATAGTTGATGGTGTAATTAGTAGTCCATGCATTAACTGGTTGGTTGGCTATCGGATATGTGATAGAATTATAATTAGTGTTGTAATTGGTAGACCAAGCTGATGCGGGTTGGTTGGCTATCGGATATGTGATAGAATTATAATTGGTATTATAATTCGTAGACCAAGCTGATGCAGGTTGTGTTGCAATTGGATAAATTGCCGCATTGTAGTTGATTGACCAAGTTGCTCCTGGTTGATTCGCAATTGGTTGATTCGCAATTGGATACACTGCAGCATTATAATTAATCGACCAAGTTGTTGCTGGACGAGCAGCTTCTGGTTGATTGGCGATTGGATAGATTACATTATAATTGGCAGTGTAATTAATTGTCCAGGCGTTTGCTGGTTGGTTCGCAACTGGATATGCGACATTATAATTGGTATTGTAGTTTGTAATCCAAGCAGATGCTACTGGTGAGTTCCCAGATCCACCACGACCTGAAACTTTAGCAACATGGCGACCATAGTCGATTGTAATGCTTCCTGGAGCATTAAATGAAGTTGTGCCTCTAGACGGTCCAACTATCCATGTTTTATTTAACTCAAACGGTCTTGGCATGGCGATTATCTCGCGTCTTTAACAGCCAATGTTCCGATAAACGAAGTTCCGCCATCAGTCGTTGTAAATGTCCACATGTCAAGTTTATTTGCTCCAGTAGTTGCTGGAGGAACAAGACCACCAGCCCAGTAGATTGTATTACCCCATGCTGGCGTGTAACCACCAGTACCATTTTGCAACACAAGTAGTG